CAAGCCTCGGGATCGGATGCGGATGAGAACGATGTTGGAACGCGACCTACAGGCGTTGCGGTCGGAGCTGTCTGATGCCCGCGAGGACGACATCGCAGGGCTGGTGAACGGGGGTACCCACAGCCAGGCTGAGGTCGGACGCTGGGCCGGTGTGAGCCGGTCCCGCGTCGCAAAGATTCTGCGTGCACGCGAGAAGAGGTTGCGCGCGAATGGTTCTATCTGATATATCTGATGATGGCGCCCCAGCGCCATCTTCTGATATCAGATGGCGGGGATTCCTTGAAGCGTGTACGTTGTCGCATCCGATTCGACGAGTCCCTCTTCGGTCCACTCGTCGAACAGGGATGCCAGTCGGCGCTGGATCTCCACGCATTTGGTCTCTGATTCCACTCGGAGGGTGACGGTGAACTCTACGGATGCTGCCATGCGGACATCATAGGTCACCCACGACTGTCACACCCTTCGTCTAACCTGTAGGCATGATCGAACACAGATTCCGACAGTCCTGGTTGAACTCGTTTCTGGATTGCCCTGAGAAGGCTCGCACCATCCGCAACGGAACCGCCATCGATGTGGCCGGCAGCAAGGCGGTGCGAGGCACCGCCGTGCATGCCGCTATCGAATCGGCGTTGCTGGCCCGCATGGCCGGCAACGAGTTGGGCGTGGACGATGTTCTCGAAGCGTTCCACTGGTCGTGGGACAGCCTCGTCGACACCATCGGGAAGTGGAACAAGGGAGCTGAGACCCCTGAGGCGACCGTCCCGCTCGCCGAGACGATGGTCAGGGTGTGGCACGACGAGGTGTTCCCCTACCTGAACCCTGAGGGTGTCGAACGGTCGTTCGAGTTTGTCCTCTACGAGGACGAGGGCCGTCGCATCATCCTGCATGGGACACGCGACCTCGACGAGGAGTATCTGACCTGGGATTGGAAGACCGGCCAGCATGATCCTGCGTGGGAGGTTCGACGCAACGACATCCAGTCGATGGTGTACACGCTGGCTCGGGGCCATGAGCGTGGCGACCTGGAGTCGCCGCAGCCGTTCCGCTACTGCTACCTGACCGACGGCTCGGTCGAGATTATCGATGTGACGCGCACTGCTCAGGACTGGGCTGCGCTGGTTCCGATGTGCAACTCGATTGCCGACCTGATCGAAGCGCGGTTGCCGTCGTGGCCGATGCGCTACGATGGGTGGAAATGTTCCGACGACTGGTGTCCCAACTGGGCTGCATGTCGTGGGCAATACTTGGGTGTCGGCTCTAAGCCGGCGAACTGGTAACCAACTAATCCCGAAAGGGGAAAATAATGAATGACAGAGAACGGGCGATCATCGCTCAGGTGGCCGCTAAGGCTGCTGCGGAGTTGTGCCACGGCATGGGCAGGGACGGCATGACCGACTACCTTGCCTGCTCGGAAATGGTGTTCAGCGACATCCTCGACAAGATCGGCGACGAACCAGCCGATGTGCCCGCTGCTGCGGCTGCGCCTGTGATGCCTCCCACTTTGAGTCCTGTCGCTCAGACGCAGGCAGCGTTCCCTGGGGCCGAGGTCACCTCGGCCCCTGCTCCTGCCTCACCGCCGCCGCCTGCTGCTGCGGCGAAGCCACCTGGGGGTGCCCGCAAGAAGAAGATGCTTGACGCCAACGGGTTCGTCACCGACGACAAGCAGGCAGCGTGGAACGTAGCGTTTCTGTGCGCCGGTCAGAAGACCGAAGACGGCAAGGTTGTCGTGTTCGACAACCAGCGCAAGAAAGCGTCGGGCGAGTGGAAGCCCAACGCAGCAGACTTCAACATCACAGAGGCGGGTGCCGCCATGTACGGATTGGGCAACAAGCGGATCGGCTTGTGGTTGTCGGATGCACCGACACACATCCAGGCCGGCGATGGTTCCATCCTTCCCTTCAACGTGGAGGACATGCACGCACGCTGCGGTGCGTAATGTCCGAGTTGCCCTCTCCCCTCTCCCCTGAGGAGATAGTTGCCCGATTGGAGGGGGTGTCCTCCGACCACGGCGGGGACACCCCCGACTACAAGTTCATCGAACCGACTGCTACGGCGTTCGATTCGTTCGTCGACTACGTTCGTAACGACGAGGGACGGTTCCTGCTCGGCTACCCCGAGGTTGACCTCAACATGCGGGGCCTGGCCCGCGGCGAAATGCTCCTCGTTGTGGGCCACTCGCACAACGGCAAGTCGCAGGTGTTGTACCAGGCCATAGTCAACGCCCTGTTGAACAGTGACGCCCACATTCTGATGTTCTCCCCTGATGAACCACGCGAACTGGTCGCCCAGAAGCTGCATTGCATTGCCTACGGTCGCAACGGCGAGGAGTTGGAGCAGCAGATCAAGGACGGCAACGAAGCCGTGTTGGAAGAGGTTCGTTCGGCTGCACGCAACCTGTTTGATCGGATACTGATCAACGACGGGGCGTTGACGTTCACGCAGATGTCCGACACCCTCAAGGAGGCGCAGGACTACTGGGGTCGACACCCCAACTTTGCCATGGTCGACTACCTTGAACTGCAACCAGGGGAGTCGGATCACACAGGGGTGGTTGCCAAGGCGCAGGGGTTGAAGCGGTGGAGTAAGGAGGCTTCGATCCCGTTGGCGGTCGTGCATCAGGCGGGCCGTGGGTCTGGTGACCGGCACAAGCCAGCCATGATCACTGCCGGTAAGTACGGCGGTGAGCAGGAAGCTCTCGCTGTTCTCGGCGTGTATCGCAAACGTGACGATCCTGCGTTGACCTATGTGGAGAAGTGTTACCACTCGGTGTCTATCAATATTCGTGTCACGAAGAACAAGCGGCCACCGAACAAACTCGGCGACTTTGAATACTTTCTGTGTCCTCACACTGGTCAGATCCGCACCTATCGTGATGACGACATTCCTCCTGACGACAGGTACATGCGGTGAGTCACGCAGTTTCACTTTTTGACAGCTCGGCAGTGATGCTCGAACCCTGGGCTGAGGCTGGCTACCAGTGCTGGGCCGTCGACATCGTCCACCATCGGGGGCGCACCATCAGCGATGACGGGATCAACCTGATCAACCTGATCGGTCATGATCTGTCCACCCCGTGGCTGCCTCCGTTCGACAGGTCGGAAATCGTTTTCGTGTCAGCGTTCCCGCCATGCGATCATCTGGCAGTGAGTGGTGCCCGATGGTTCAGGGGCAAGGGGCTGCGTGCCCTTGCCTCATCCATCGAACTTTTTGCCACGGCATCGGAGTGGTGCGAATGGTCGGTGGCCCCTTATCTGATTGAGAATCCCGTGTCCACGATCTCGACCTACTGGCGTAAGCCTGATTGCTCTTTCCACCCTTGGGAGTACGCAGGGTTCGAGCCGACTGACAACTATACGAAGAAGACCTGCCTCTGGACGGGCGGCGGGTTTGTGATGCCCGAACCGTTCCCGTTGGAAGGGGCGCCCGAACCTGACGACCGCATTCACAAGATGCCGCCGTCGCCCCAGCGGACGGCCCTGCGTTCCCAGACCCCCAGAGGGTTCGCTCGGGCAGTATTCATGGCTAACCATCCGACATTTCATGGTGAGTGACCGTGTCGCCATCGGCGACAAGTTCTGCCACCTGTTCCGAGGCAACGCTTTGGCGAAGGACACAGCCGATGGCGAGTTTCGACCGTGGCGCGGCGAGGATGGCACGCCGATGCCTGCCAGCGGCCTCGTCTTCCAGGAAGCAATCCACAGGCACCTGTGGGGTCCGTACCGCCTCGGCGTGTACCCGCTGATGGAGGTGGAGGGTTCCCCGAGTTGCAATGTCGGATGGTTGGCCGTCGACTGGGACGAGGGAGACATTTCCCTTGTTCACGCCGTCAACGTGCGGGAACTCCTCGCCCAGCTTGACATCACCTCATGGGTGGAGGCCAGCCGATCAAAGGGGTTTCACCTGTGGGTGTTCCTCGAAGAGGACATTCCCGCTCAGATGGGCCGCAACGCCATGTTCGCGGCCTGCCAGATAGTTGACTCCCCCACCAGGGAGGTGTACCCCAAACAGGTCACGATGCCCGCTAAGGGCTTCGGGAACGGAATACGCCTCCCGTATGCGCTGTCACGCCCAGAGGGCCGTCAGGAGGCTGTGCGTGGCTCTGAGAGCAATCTGACGTTAGAGGAGTTCACCGCTGAGGCGTTCGATTCGATGGTGACACGGCAACAGATCGTCAAAATAGCGTCCCTTTACCAGCCGGCACCATCCACGCGACCCATCCACACCCCCAAGTTCACGCAACGAAGGGTCGATGCGGACTTCAGGTTCGTAGCCCGAGACATATGGGACCAGGGTCCGTCGCACAACGACCGCAGCCTCGCCCTGTTCTCGTTCGCCTGCTCCCTGTTTCGCCAGCTCTACTCGCCTGACGCTGTTCTCGAATGGACCCGACAGTGCGACCTGAAATGGGGGCAGAAGTTTGCTGCCCGCGGCCCGCAGGGCGAGCAGCAGTTACGCAAACTGGTCGATGATGCCGGCAGCAAGATGGGACGATGAGCCTAAGAGTTGGAGCGTTGTGTGCAGGATACGGCGGCCTGGAACTAGGGCTGCAACTGGCAGGCATCGACACCGACCTGAAGTGGGTGTCTGAAACAGACGCTGCCGCCTCTGCCGTGTTGGATGCACGGTTCGGGGTACCAAACCTGGGTGACCTGACCCAGATCGTTGACTCTCCCGAGGTCGACGTTGTGACAGCGGGGTTCCCGTGCCAGCCGGTATCGCATGCCGGCAAGGGTGCGGGGGTCCACGATGAGAGGTGGTTGATCAGAGATGTCGTCACTGTGGCAAGACGAGCAGGCGCACAATGGATCTTCATGGAGAACGTGCGCGGCCTGCTTAGTGCAAACAAGGGTGAAGCGTTCGGGCAAGTCCTCGACGCGTTGGCCGAAGGAGGCTTCGACGCGCGATGGGCATGTGTTCGAGCCGACCAGTCTGTGGGTGCCTGCCATAGGCGGGACCGTTGGTTCGCAGTTGCCCACGCCCGTAGTGAACGACATGGGGGCGGGCAAGACGGTGGAGAAGTGGGATTCTTGGAGAGCCGAGATGAAGGCCAGGCATGGCAACAGCAACGGGCACGGCCCGAGCCTGTCGATAGAGGTGCAGCGTCTGTTGCCGACGCCGACGGCGTGGCTGGGGCGACGCCCGTCACAGTCGATAGGCGACGCGGAGCGGTGGAACAACAAGGAGAGGTCGAGAGAACTGTCGGATTGCATAGCGGCGACGATGCCTGGGGAGACTACGCCGCCGCCGTCGCCCGATGGGAGTGGGCCAGTGGACGATGCGCCCCCACCCCAGTGACCGACGGCAAGCTGTCGTCGCGGTTCGTGGAGTGGATGATGGGTCTGCCTGATGGGTGGGTGACAGGCGTGGGTCTGTCCCGCACCCAGGAGTTGAAGATCCTGGGCAACGGTGTTGTCCCGCAGCAGGCGGCAGCCGCATACGGGTGGCTGCTTGAACAGTGATCTACTCGTTCAGGATCCCAGGTCGACCCAAGTCGAAGAGCCGGCCACGATTCGCACGCGGCCGCGCCTACACCGACAAGAAAACCCTTGATGCGGAACAACGCGTAGCCGACCTGTACGACGGCCCCTTCTACGAAGAACCAGTCTCCATGACCATGGTCTTCCACCCCGACTGGACCGACGTAACCATCGGCCCAATCGACCAGGCCATCTCGCCCCTCACTGCCGACGCATCCAACCTGTGTAAACTCGTCGAAGACGCCCTCAACGGCGTCGCCTACCCAGACGATAGGCTAATCCAAATGCTTCTAGTGAAAAAGATTCCACGGTGAGTTTCGCAGACCTGCCATGGGAGCAACGATACGGATCAATGGGCGACGAAGCCGAAGGAGCATTCGAGGAACGCACCGAAGGGTGGGCACGGTACGGGTTCAACCGTCCGCCCTATTCGATAGAGACACTGCCGCTGTTCCTGCGGTACACCCCTGACTACGTCACCGTCAACACACTCATCGAAGTCATGGGTTGCGGCAAGAACGGCCTCAAGTTGAAACAGGAAAAACTGTCAGCTCTGACCATGTGGGACGGGCAGATGCCCGTCTGGTTGTGGATCTGGTCGACACCGAAACAGCAATACGCGTTTGTTCCGTTGAAAACGATCACGAAGTTCATTGACAAGGGAGAGGCGACCCCAGGGTCGTTCCGAGAGGGTAAAGCATACTACGGCTTCAAGCCGTCCCTCTTCCCTTGGACTGACAGTGTCATCGAATGACGGCCGACGCAAGGAATCCCTCTACGATCCCCTTCTCCCGTGGGGTCGGGCTGGCGACCGTCACATGCACACCTCGGCGTTCACCCGCCCCTTCTCAGGGTTGGAGGCACTCCTTGTTTGCGACCCCACCAACGAACCAGAAGAATCCGTTCTTGAACAGCTCACCCTACGCGAGGCTTTAGCCGACGCTCTCGACACCCTGGATGAAGATGACCGCTGGCTTTTCGACATGCTTGTTGTTGTTAGGTTGTCTCTGCGTTTTGTTGGCCGTGTTATCGGAATGCCTAAAACGACTGTGGCAAGAAAACGAGACAAAATCATCGCGAACCTTCGACAAATCCTCAGCGACGATTCCGTCGTTCAAGAACGACTAGGTCGACAGTGGTTCAACCCAGACAATCAGGCGGAGTTGCTTCCACACAACAAGTAATGAACTGCATCCATTTCTCCAACCAGATCAGCATTTCCTTCTGAGCCAACCAGTTGCCACGCTCGGCTTCTTCCCACGCACACAACAAGGCGATCACTTCGTCTGTGGTGAACACGGTCAACACGCCGAGGTGTTCACCGTTCCACTTGGCGTGGGTGCCGTCCTCAACCTCGAACGTGCCGCTGGCACGCTCCAACTCTGTGGTGATGCCCTCCTGTAGTTCCTGCCTGACAGAGCTGGCAAACCACGAAGACCACGCCGCCTCGAAATCGAGCGGCGCCTCTTCACTCACGACCCGAGTCGTTCCCTGGCTAGCGTCTTCACTGCCGACAACAACGCTGCTCCCGCTGCGATAACCGCAGTGCGAAGCGTTGAAAGGTCACCGATGATGATGACAGCAGTGAAAGCCTGCACCGCAGTCCACGCTGCCCGTTCGCCCCATGAACCCCACGAAAACTTTGATGACGTAGTCACTTCCCCTTCTTTCCGCGGCCAGCCTTTGAGTAGGCTATAGCCGCTGCTTGATCTTTCGGATAGCCCTCACCGATTAGTTTACCAATGTTGTGCGACACTGTCGCACGGCTGGATCCGCGTTTGAGCGGCATGCTAGTAGCGGGGCTTCGGACGTTTCGGGCGCTTCTGGCCCACTGTCAATCTCGCAGAGCTTTGCGGGCTGCTGAACGCGACTGGCCTGCCGGCAGCGAAAAACTGCCGCGTTTCACGCTGTCGACCAGAATACGACCAGTGGCTACCAGTTTCGGCGTTTTGCCGTCACGCATCAGAACCTACTTTCCGAATGGTCGGCCACCGCTGTTGGCGTTGCCGAGATTGGTGCTGCGTAGATACGAGGCAGCCTTCTTCGCCTTCTGACTCATGTCCCACATGGTGAACGAAGACGTTGAGTCGTTGGGCTGGTCGTCTTGACTGCCGAACGTATCCTCAAACGTTTCGTATCCTTTTCCTTTAGGCATTGAAAGTACCTCCTACAAGAGGAACAGAGCGTCCCACGTTGAACGGTCCACTGCCCCCGTTTTCCGCAGAATCCCCAGATTGGTTTGGAAATCTTTTACCGCCAACCTCGTCTTCGCCCCGAAGACACCGTCGACCGGCCCAGGGTCGTAACCCTTGTCCCGCAAGCGGGCCTGCACCCATCGAACCATTTCGCCTCGGGAACGCCGCAGCCTCGACAACGGCTTGGCATCAAGAACAGCTCCCAACTCGCGGAAGAACCGTGCTATTCCCTCAAAGTCGATAGTTGACGGGTTTCCAGCGTAAAGAACGCATCCGTTGACCAACCATGCATGCAACTCTGTTCCAGGGCACGCCGTCGACGACAAGTCCTTATGGCCCTTCAACCACAGTTTCCCTCCGTAACGGGACTGGATGTCTGCAATAACCTCTGAGATGCCTATGAGGGCAGGTTCGGGAATCTTCTTGCCTCCGAAGCCCGTGTAACAGATGCTTTCTGTTTTAAAGTTGTAGTGCTTGGTAGCGCCAGAAACGATCCCTGAACCTCGGCCCTCATAGATCACTCCGTTTTCGTCAACAAGCCAGTTGTAGGCAACAGCGTTCCAACCGCGAGTATCCATGTGGTATCGCTCGTAGGCTCGAACTGCGGTAACGCCCTGTGGCGGGTCGACTACGCCAGAGTGATGAACGACTATTCCCACGACACGGGAAGAACGCAGCCGCGTGAACGGCCTCTTCGGCGGTCTGGCGTGCCAATCGTCGCGTGAGATGAAGTCCATCAACCTAACCTGCTTTCGTCCCAGCGAGTCTAGACGTTGCGGACCTCAATGTCGATCATGCGTTTCATGTCGTCCGACAACTCACGCTGCATGCGGATCAACTGGTTGCGTTGCTCCTCAGGGGTGTTCGCCCGCAGGCCACCACCGAACATCGTCGACATGAACGTCGTCATCCAACGCTTCTCATACTTTTCCTCGCCTGGGATGAGGCGGCGCAGCCGCCCCATGAACGGCATCATCTGATCCAACACATACAGGTCCGAATCGGTCATCTTCCATTCGCCCTTACGGTTCTCCTCCGCTTTCCCCAACGCGCCGAGGATCGGCATCAACCCTGGGATGTTCGCATACGACGGCGGCACATTCTGGAAGCGACCCTTCAACGGCAGGTCTGCGAAGAACTGCTTGCCGGCCCACAACTCGATGGGCAGCTTGGCATACGGGAACGCCGATTCGGCGAACGCCCTGGTTGCCATGTCCAACGGCTTGAGGCCAGTGATCGGCCGGTCATCGGACCGCATCCAACGGTTCAGATCCTTGAACGGCAAATCAGGGAGGACGTAGAGCTGCGACCCGTCCATCCTCCACGGCAAACGGATACCCAGGTTCTCCATGAAGTAGTCGGGCACGACCCCTTCGGCCTCGCTGGCGTACTCCAGTTCGCCCTTGACCTGCCGCAGCCTCGACCACGCAGCCGGCCGGTTCCCAATCGATTCGATCAGCACCGGCAGAATATTCTTCTGCCACTTCCAGAAAGGAATCACCATCTTGATTTTGGCTTCAGTCGGTGTCAGTTCGCTGTAGTCAAAGTGGAACTTTCTGATCGCCTTCCATGCCTCATCAAGGGAGCCGCCGTGTTCCATGACATGCCGGCCGGCGGTCATACGCACCATGAACTCGGCTTCAGTGTTGGCTTTCCGCACCGCCTTGAACGGCCAGAAGTGCGCCCGCAACGGATTCCAGGTTCCCATCGACGCCATGGCGGACTTCTCTGCCACCTCGATAGCAGCCTGACCTCCACCAGCGATCCCCGACCGCTCTATCTGATCGAAGATCCGCCAGTCCCGATCAGTGGCATTGCGGAACATGCCGCG